ATCGGATATAACGATTCTTGCGAAGTTGAAATCCCAGAATTTGTTGGAAACCCAGCAAACAAACAGGCTTTAGGTCAGGATGTTAACTTCCCAGTAATCAGAAAGAAAAGAACACCTATCGCTACAGTAGCTATTTCTGCTGGTTATGCAGTAGATTATAGAAAAGCTGCTATTGGTGACATGAGCGATGAAAACGAGTTAAAGAATCAGATCGCTATTCAAATCAGAAACAAAGCTGCTGCTTATGTTGTAGAAACAATCTACAAAGCAATCAAACATGCAGATGGAGTTAAATACTTCTTCGAGGGAGACGGATTAACAAAAACTGGTGTTGATGGAGTTATCACACCTGTAAGACGTTTTGGAAAACCAACTATCACTGGTGATTATGCTTTAGTTTCTCAGCTTAATGCATTCGCAGGATATCAGGGAACAACACCTGCTGTTACAGGTATCTCTGAAGCCGTTATGAAAGAAATCCACGATACAGGATTAATGGGAATGTACAATGGTGCAGTTGTTTCTGAATTACCAAACCCATATGATACTTCTCTGATGAATGCAGCTGGAACAGACTTCCAGACAGTATTACCACAGGGACTCGGATATGTAATTCCTGCTGGTGGACAGTCTCCAATCTATACAGTAACAAGAGGCGGATTAACATCTATTTCTGGAACAGACGTATCAACAGGTCAGTTAATCACAAGATATGACCTTGAAGTTGGTGCTTTAGTTGCTCCAGGAAGAGAATATATGATTGGTTTACTTGGAGACAAGAAACTGTCAACAGAACTTGGTACTTACTAGAATTCGTAAATAGTTGAAGAAATGTAGACCTTATGGGTCTTTTTTATTTGCAAAGATATATGGTAATTCTGTATATCTTTGCAATTAATTAGTTAAATAGAGGACATAGACCATGAACGATATTTACTTTTGCTATTCCAAAAAACTACACTATTTTTTAATGGGGTTAGGCGAAAGTTATATTTCTTCTAACATCAACAAAAATACTGGTGTACGTTATTGGACATTCCAAAAGTCGAAAGATTTAGATGAAAAGATTGAATTGTATAATTCTGTAAAATACAAATTCAAGTAAACGATAATTAGTTGTGAAAGGATAAATAATTGAAAGAGATGGAAAATACGGAAGTTGTAAAAGAGTTAAGCATGGAAACAAAAATTACAGTACGCAGCCTTGCCAATTGGACAACAGGATTTCAGCGAATTGAATCCACAGGAGATGTAACAATCACACCAAATGGTACTACCCGTTTATCTCGTGGAGAAGTAATCTCACAGGTGCAGAACGGGAATATGCTTTTTACTGGAATTGATGGTGTTGGCTCTCATGCAACATTATATATTGAAGACGCTGATACTCGTGAAGAGTTAGACTTTGACAATAAAAAAGAAAAGAAAGTTCAGAAAATTTTAACGCCTGAATTAGTAGCAAAATTATTTGCCTATAAAGGGATGTCAAAAACATTTAAGGACAAAGTTTCTGAGTATATTGTTACAAGTGCTGAAAAATCAGCTGTCATGATGATGATTAAAAAAGGTAATTATAACGATTACGAAAAAATTCGATTCATTGAAAACTATACGGGACACAAAATGAAATAGGATGTAGGTGATTATAATGACAACCGCAGATGATGTAATTCAAAGTTTTGAATCTACGTTCGCAGATAAAACGCCTTTGCCAGACTCTTTAGTTTTTCAATGGCTAAAAAAGGCAATTGCAAGATATTCTATGGAAATTGATGATCTTACATTCGATGTAGAAACAAAAGAATTTTCAGAAGATCTTGATCAATATGTCATAGATACAATGGCAGAATATATGCATCAATATTATCAGGAGCGTTACTACTCTCTTGTAAATAAACGAGTGAGTATTGTAACAAAAGAATTAAGTATTGATGGAAATAATGGGTCAAAAACTTCAGCAAAGAATGAGCTTGATGCTATTAAATATAATGCTGAAAAAATGACAAACAATCAGAAACCTACCGCTTATACATAGGAGGTGCGATAAATGCAAGATTGGTATTTAATAACACCTAATACACGACCTAACTTAACGGGCGGTTATGAAAATGATGCATATAACGATTATAAAGATGATGAATTTGCAGAGATCTTAGATACAGACATTGCTTCTACGGTTGAATTATGTAACTCTGATTTATCAGAAAGAACGACTATCCGATGTGTGGTTCAAGATAATGATTCTGATACCGCATTAAAAACTATGCAGAGAACTGTACTATTCCCATGTAATACTTCCAAAGCAGGAATGTATGTATATTTTGAGAATAATTACTGGATCATAGACGGAAGACCTGGACAATGTGGTGTATTTGAAAAAACAACAATGAAGTTGTGTCAGTCTACTGTAAAATGGCAAGATGCAGACGGTAATATCCATGAAAGATGGGCTTATTATCAATCGGCATCTAAATATGATGTTGGTAAAACAGGTAACAATATTATATTTGTTGGGTCAAATAACTATACGGTAATTGTACCGCAAGACGATGATACTCTTGGGCTTGATGGAAAAAGAGTATTTCTTGATATTCGTGAAGTTCCAAATGACGTATTTACATTCACTCGTGATGATAATGTTTTATATCATTTTGGTACTGAACATGGTGGTGTATTATCTTTTATCGTTGATAAAGATGAATTTAACCCAGCGAAAGACAGAAAAGACTTGCGATTATGTGATTACTTTGAGCCTAAAAAAGATCCTGAACCAACGCAGCCAGAGAAACCAGAACAGCCAGATGTTCCAACTATAGAACAGACATGTACTGCTACTATTAAGTATAGATACAAGAAAGTTTTTGTAGGAAAGAAATCTACATTTACCGCTTCTTTTAAAGACTTAGATGGAAACATAGTTACAAAAGATCCTCAATGGGATCTTGAATGTGAATTAAAAGACTCCATTAATATAGAAGAAACTGGTTCAAACATTGGAATCTCTGTGTCAAATTCTGCATTAGTTGGTCAGAAAATCATCTTGAAATTATCTGCAAAAGATAGAACTTCTTCTACTGCTTCTATTGAAATAACTATAGAAAGTCTTACATAGGTGAAATTCAATGACGAAAACAGAAAAAATGATGGAAAATCCTCTGGTTTCACTTGGATTGATCAAAGAAGCCGTAGGAAATATTTTAATGACAAATGACGATGTCAACACTCTTGCTATGCCATATCTTGATGATGAGGATTATTCTTTCGAGGATAATTGGTTTGGATGCAAAATTGGCGAAAATATACATGGGCAAGTGAAAGACAATCGTTTATTAGGACATTGCAAAGATGTCCCATATATGGATGAAACCATTACAGATACACGATCTATTATCTTAATGGAAACATATCCTAGTACATCAACATCTATTATTGATTACACATTGGTTATCAATGTCGTATGTCATAGGGATGTTATCAAACTAGATGATGATGAAAGGTCAGAATGGCGTGAAAAAGGATACGCTGGCAATCGTTTAGATATGATTTGCCAAGCAATCAATCTTGCCTTAACTGACGAATCAATAAAAGACTCATTTGGTATCGGGGCTATGAGATTAGATACTCGTACAAGCCAATTACAGTCTTTTAAACCGAACACTAACTTTTATGGCAGGACAATGGTGTATCGGATTGATGATATAAATATGGAGTTGCTTTGTAAGTGAGTGACGTAAAACTTACTTATTCACAGCTACTGTCAAGCGAACCAATACCTGTTGGAATCGGGCATATTCAGCCACCTAAAATCAGTGATCGTAGGAGAATTGGTGAAGGGCTATGGATGCAATATGCTAGTTATATGACATTGACAGTAGATAGCTACTACTCTGCTCTCCTGCCAGATAAATATGATGCTTTTTTGGCATTACCTTATGAAGAACGAACAGATGTTAAATTATTTGATTTGGTATCAGAAAACACAGATGTTATACGGATTTATGTGAGAGCATTTTGTTTTTATTTTGTCGAAGATATTGTGTATAAATTAAGAGAAAAAAGATTTGAGATCTTAAAAACACATGAGAACGAAGAAACTGGAGAAATCGAATCACAGGTTGTCGGGGTTATTGATCGAGAAATCTTTGATGATGTATTACATATTCTGATGCAAATTTCAAATATCAACAATGAACGCACAGTGTCCGAAGAATTATCAAAACAAAAAGATCCTGTTGTTATCCAAATGCAACGTAGACGTGATAAGGCAAAAGCTAAACGTACTCGTGGAAAAAACTTAGATAAACAAGATCCAAAATATGATATCGGTAATATTATCTCTGTCGTATGTGCGTATCACCCAAGTATTAATTTTACTAACGTAGGGCAACTAACAATTCCTCAATTATATGATAACTTTCAAAGAATTCTAATTGATAGAAATTATCAAATCATGGCTCTTAATGCCAGTGTCTGGGGAACTGAAGGTAGTGACTTTAAAGAAGATTCATATTTGAAAAATCTTAAAGAAGAAAAATAAGACCTATCTTTATGGGTCTTTTTTTAATACTAAAATTTAAAAATTCTAATGAAAGGATGTGACAAAATGGCAGCTAGTAAGAAATATGCAAGCCGTGACTGCGGTGTATTTGAGTTAACTAACTTAGCTACAAGCAAAAAGGCTTTAAGAGTTGATTATGCTAATACAGTAACATTAAATATTACAGCAGATTCTGTAAAAGCTAAAAAGAGAGGTAGAGATGCTGTAACATTTGCCAACCCAATGGAAGGAACACTTGAATCAGAAATTCAGGTATATCCATTTGAGTTATTCTCTATCTTTGGTAACGGTACAATTACAGAAGGTGGAGATCGTGCAGAAATGAAGACGATCACTGCTACAGAAGCAGGAAAACTTACATTACCAGATGATCCAAAAGCAGGAGCTTTATTCGTTTACGAAAAAGGTGATGTTGGTGGAACACAGATCGAAGGAAGTGCAGCAGCAAAAGTATTCACAGCTACAACAGATAGCGATATCGTTGTTGGTAAGAAATACGATGTATCTTATATCGTAAATGACTCTACACTTCAGTTAGTTAAGATTAACGATAATCAGGAATTAGCTGATTTCAGAGTTGACGCAGAAATCAACCAGAAATCTGAGCAAGGAGTTGTAACACCATTACATATCACTTGCTACAAAGCTACTCCTCAGAGAAATATCGAATTAGCTTTCGCAGCTGAGGGAGATCCTATTACACTGAAGATCACATTTGACCTGATGACAGATGCAGATGATGAATTTGTAGATATTTATCAGATCAAGTCCTTAGCTTAATTTAAGGATATTATTTATCACTACTGGTTAGTTTATACTAATCAGTAGTGTATTAACTTGGAATATTGAACATGAAAAAATATTGCAGTAATCATATTATAGTTTTACATTTTAGTTAGAAGATAGGGAAGAGAACAAAACTTTAATATGGTTCACAAATTGGATTATATGATTTTTTTGTTTTCTTCCCTATTTTTTACGATTTTAAAAGAAAGGGTGTATTTATTGAATTCAGAAATTACAACGCCTGAGCAGTTGCAGGAAGCCTATAAAGATACAAAACTCATTCCTGTTACAAGTTTGGCACAGGTTAAGTTCTATGTGGAACATGGCGTACAACCACTTCTGGTCTATCCATCTGAACGTGCAGATATTATGGCGTTCTGGTATCCAAAAAAAGATACATACAGACTATATGTTGATTATAGAAAATATATTAACGATAAATATCAGGTAGGTGAATAGGTTGGCAAAGAATGTTGGTAAGAGATTTGAAGAAAATTGGAAAGCCAGTATTCCTTCAGACGTATTCTACTATCGTTTAAAAGATCAAGCACAATCTTTTGGTGGTTGTAGTAATTTAAGATTTTCAAGTAAGAATCCTTGCGATTGTTTCTTATTCTCTTCTCCTTATATGTATGCATTGGAATTGAAAAGTGTTGGTACTTCTTCTATTTCTTTTGAACGTACCAAAGAAGAAAAAGGCGTGATTCATTATCATCAGATTAAAGGTTTAAGAGAATTTGTAGGTTACAAAAATATGATCGCAGGGTTTTTATTTAATTTTAGAAAGAAAAATAACATGGAAACTACATATTTTCAACACATCAATGATTTTGACAGAATGATTGCTTCTATGGATAAGAAATCATTCAACGAAAAGGATTTAAAAAAATTCAATCCAATCATTGTTAATAGTCGAAAATTGAAAATTAATTACAGATATCATGTATCTGAATTGATTGAGAAGTTAAATAGAGAAATGGAGAAATAATTTTATGGGTAAAATCGCTTTTGAAACAAGACATTATGAAGATGGGTCTTTAAATAGATTTGAGGCAAATGATTTCGTTGAGGCGGTTGTCGCTTCTGCTTTCCCAGTAACTCAGGATGAAAATGGGGCATCCAGTATGGACTACGATCCACTGAGCAAACTTATGGGAATCAAGATGAATATTATCAAATTTTATGGAAACGTGGATTTAGAAAGCATTGGTATTGATGAATTATATACACTTGCTTCAGATATTAATGTTGACGAATTTGTTGATGAAAATGATATTAACAAAGTACAGTTTAAAGATATGTTAACTGCAATTGATGAAAAATGTGACTACATCAAACAGCAGTTAATTGCAAGTGCGGTTGATATTAAACTTGACAGCAAAGATGTGAATTTCAAGGTCGAAGGTGTTGACGATTTAGTAGAATCTGTCGTGGCTTTAGCACCTGCTCTTGAATATATTAATGAAGTATTTGCCAAAGCTGATCCAGAAGTAACTCAGAAGATGATGCAGTATTTTGCAGATCATGGCTTTGACTTTACTGCCGAAGACATTACAAAAGCTGTTGTTGAATCTGATGATTTTCAGAAAAATAGAATTGATGCACTTGAAGCAATTAAACAGGGTGCCGCTGATGCAGTCAATAATAATGTAGTTTCTATTGACAGAAAGTAAGGTGATCTCATGGGAAACATGGGTGCAATGGCTGGGTTATGGAGACAAATCCAGAACGAAATGCGTGATGCCGTAAGCGAAGCTGAGAGTAAAACGTTCTTAACAGCCAATCAAGAGCTTACTGCTTCTTATGCAGGTGGAGAACCAATACCTCCAGAGCAAGGTGGATATGTAAGAACATATCAGATGAAAAACTCTGCAAGAACAACTGGCGTTGTTGGTGGCGGAGATTCTGTTAGTGCCACCGTGTATCTTGATCAGGGATACAATTATAATACTGGAACTTATTCTACTCCTCACGTCTTTTCAGAAGCGGAATCTGGGGGATCTGGTATTGTATTAACTTCTGGATTCTGGCAACGTACAGAGCAAAAAGCTCAACAATACGCTGAACAGGCATTTGCAAAAAGATTTAAATAAATTTATCAGATCAATATGATCTGTATTGTAACAATCAAATTTTACTTTTATTTACTAGACGAGGTGTTAAATGGTAACAATTTCACATATTGGCGATACGCCAAATTTAATCAAAGTGCAACTAGATGGTTTGTCCACTGATGTAAAGCCAATTGGTGAGACACCTGAAGGTGTAGCTATTAAAAATGGTAGCACTTTTACTTGCATAGATACATTAGATGTGTATTTCTATGATGAAGAAAATAAAAAATGGATAGGAGCTGAATCATGATAGACGCAACTACTATTGCTCTGATGAAGAAAATGATTTCAAAGTATGGTGGTGGCAGTGGCTCTAGTGCGGATATTAGCGCAGCCATTAAACAATACTTGAAAGATAATCCAATCACAGCAGAATCAATCGGAGCAGAAACAACTGAAAATGCAAAAACAGAACATGATGCATTAAATAAAGTAATTGAAAAATTAGACACAGATAAGTGCGATAAATCTGTGCTGTATGACGTTTTACATAACACTCCACACGCAGAAACTGTTGGAGATTTCTTTGACTTGCGTAGAACGGGAAAAATTTATAGAACAAGATTTTATACATTTGCAAAGAATCCTACTTGTGAAGGCACAAAATTATTAGATAACGCAGGGTTACAATATGAACCAAGCACAGATACAGTTGAAGGAAAAGATGATTATTTAAACGGAGAGCACCCTCTTTTTGAATGGTATAACTGCAATTATAAAAGAAATGCAGATGGCACTGCTTATCCTACTGCTATTGAGGGTGAGGACGGATATACTACGGCTGGCAATGTTGATGTTGGTGTTATTCAACCAAGTTTCTATTATAATTTTGAGACAAATACCGAAGAAGGATATATTGATGTAACAATTTCAGATATGCCACATACTTTAAGAACTGATATCGTGCTATATCCTTGGAATGAATGCGTGAAGGCAGATGGAACTGTATTGCCTTGGTGTATTGGAAGTAAGTATGTTTCAAGCTTAGGTGACGATGGTTTACTACATTCATTACCAGACGGAAAACCAGAAAACTTCCAAAGTTATCAAAATATGATTACTAATTATCAGAAAAAAGGTACTGGGTATTGTGGTGCTGGAGTAGAAAGAAATACTTTTCAGATGATTTTTATTATGATTAAAGGAGCAACTAAAAATTCACAAAAATTATTTACTGGGTGTACGAGTTACTCTTTTCAATATAGTGCTTCTGTTGAAAGATCTGAAAAGGCAACTTATTTCCCTGTTACAAATGCACAAGCGAATAATTTGATCATTGGATCAACAGTATCGATTGGATATGCAGGGTTAAGTAATGGAGCCGCCAATGTATATCGTGGACAATCTAATATACACCAATATGTCAATAAGGCAAAAATTACAAGAATTGACTCGATGGACGATAACAATAAAGCTGTATATTTAGATATTTCTGAAGACCAAGGATTTACAACTACTCAAGTTACACTATCAGATACTATAACTTCCTCTGTATATTTATCAACAATGGAATGGTACTCAGGTACTACAGATAAAGTCATTGGGAAGCACGATGGTTCTATGGTATCGAATACAAACGCAAAATACCCATATCGTATTCAAGGTAGGGAATACTCTAACGGAGGTTATATGGTTGGTTCTGACGCAGTAATGATATTCAAAGCTGATTACAGTAAAGATGTATATGTTGCTCCTCATGGAGTAAAACATACTACAACCGAAGCAGATATTAAGAAAAATTATACATTAGTTGGAAATGTTCCTGCTAGTTCTGATGGTAAGGGGAATGATTATTGGATTGGAGATGTTAACATTAATACTGAAACTGGTGCATGGTATCCTACTTCACTAGGAAGCAGTGATCAACAAGGAATTGGAGATCTAGTGTATTCAGGGGGAACCTCAACATCTGGTGCAAGAGAATATCTACAGGGCGGTGTTCTCTTGGATGATTCGGTTGCTGGCTTTGCTTGCTTGAATTGCTGGGGCGGGCTTGACGGGACGGACTGGCTTTGCTGCACCGCTGACTAGCAACAGCCTACCACATTATAAGAAAGAGGTGAATTTATGAAAAAAGCTAGATTTTCTAGCCAACAACAAACTGTTAAAGTTTTGGAAGATACGGATAAATATTATATTTTTATTTGTCTTAACGAAGAAAAGAAAACTGAGAAACTAGAAAATGTAGATAAAGAACTGGAATATTTTGAATATGATTATGCAGAGATTGTAGAATTTAAAGAAAATATTGACATTAAAGATATTAAAGACAATCCGTCAAAGTATCTTCATTATACAAATCCAGAAAAACTTGCTGATATTAAAGCGATAAAATTAAAGGAAGTTTCTCAGAAATGCGAAGAAACAATTTACTCTGGCGTAGATGTAAAAATGTCTGATGGAATTTATCATTTTAGCTTAACAGAAAAAGATCAGCTTAACATTTTTGGACTACAGGCAAAAATTTCAGCAGGGCAAACTGCTTTAGAATATCATGCCGATGGGCAGCCTTGTAAATACTATTCTGTAGAAGATATTCAAAAATTAATTACTGCTGCCATGACTCTTGTTTCATACAATACTACATACTGTAATTCTTTAAATATGTGGATTAAAGCAGAAACAGACTCTAGTGTCATTGAAGGTATTTATTATGGAATTGATATTCCTGAAATATATCAAAGCGATGTTTTGAAAAAATATATATCATCTAAGAGCAAATAATATATCTTTGATTCTTTTCACATCAAATCTGATGTAAATTTCACAAAATAAAACCAAGATTTTATATGCTTATCAACCACAATATATGTGATTCATTTTTACGAATACAACTATATATTGTGGTTGTATTTATTTTACACATAGGAGGTTTTACCGTTGGCTAGATTTACGGTATATAACAAGATTACATCTCCAGAAAAACTAGCATTGGTCAATACAGATAACAAAGATTTAGGCAATGAGTGGTTAGATTACCTTGCTTCTGTTGATCGTGCGCAGAGTACAATCAAAGGTTATCGTAATGACTTAGATATTTTCTGGTGTTGGAATCTGGAACATAATAAAAATAAGGACTTCGCAAAATTAACAAAGCGTGATATTGCTAAATTTCAAAATCATGCAATTAACGTATGGGGATGGAGTCCTAAACGAACAAGACGTGTTAAATCATGTCTTTCTTCTTTATCTGATTATATCGAAAATATGTTAGACGAGGAAGAAGAATTTGAAGGATTCAGAAAAATTGTAAATAAGATTGAGAATCCTGCAAATGAGGCAGTGCGTGAGAAAACGATTCTGCCAGATGAAAAAGTTGATGACTTATTAAAAACTCTTGTCGAACAAGAGAAATATGAAAAAGCGTGTGCTATCGCTATTGCTGCTTATTCTGGAATGAGAAAATCTGAAATCATTCAGATGAAGATGTCTTATTTTACCGAAGATGCTCTTGAATTTGATGGTGCTTTATATAAAACGCCAAAGATTCGCACCAAGGGTCGTGGTAAATTAGGTAAGCAGTTAAACAAATTTATCCTTGTTGATGTTAAAAAATACATTGATTTATGGGATAAACAACGTAAAGAACTTGGCGTTGACATTGATGATATCTTTGTAACGAAAGACAAAAATGGTTGGCATCGTAGATCCAATCTTGACAAATGGACAGCTGAATTTTCAAAGATGTTGGACGTAGACTTCTACTACCATTGTATGAGACATTATACTTGTACTGCTTTCGCAAAGAAGAATATTCCGATTGATGTTATTAAAGAATTCTTTGGATGGTCTTCTACGGAATTGGTTGGTATTTACAACGATTCATCCGCAGAAGATGACTTCGGAAAATACTTTACAAAAGACGGTATTAAAGAAGGAAAACAAGGTTCTTTGTCTGATTTGTAATATTGGAAAAAGATACCTGTATACATACAATATATTACTATGATATACTCAAACTCGCAATGATCAATTACACAACAAAATCTATGACGTAACACTACTTATATAGTAGGAGATGATGTTATGATGATAGAGAATAGAAAAAATTACTATACACTTATTTGTGCTGAATGGAGTATGTATGGCGGAGGAATAGTTATACATACAGAGGTAAATGTTGGTTCAGTTATCGAAGCACATGAATATGTTTTATCACATCTTTATGACTTCCCTACTGGTACATGGGTACTTAAGCCATGTTTGACAGCAATTAGTTAAACAACAAGTAACAAGTAATTGATCATTGCTCTCACGGGCGGTTGGTATAATGGAATTATACTGGTCTCCAAAACCAGAGATCGGGGTTCGATTCCCTGACCGTCTGTTAATTATATACTGGAACTGAAAGAGTCTATTTTTGTATAGGCTCTTTTTTATTATGCACAAAATCATGAAAGAGGTGAGTGAATGGATTTTCAAGCCGTCATTAAAGCAATATTGAATAAGGGCGATGTTGAGTCTCAATTGAATAATCTTGTACAAGATAGGGATGTGCATATTAACCCTATTGTTGGTACGAACGGATCAACAAATACAACACTTAATAATCAAATTAAAAGACAGGCAAACGCTCAGGCAAAATCATATGTACAATATAGAAAATCTGCAATTCAAAAACAGATGAAACATGCTTCTGGGACATTTTATACTAGCGGAGAAACATCTGTTGATAAAGGTCTTGTTAAACGTGCAAAAGACCAAGCCAAAGAAATGGCTAATGTTACAAAGCAGATCGCAAAAGAAGAAGATGTTTCAACAGATACTGCTTATCAATATGCAAATCAAGCTCTTAAAGAGCAAGAGAAAGCAAAAAATAAAGCATTAAAGAATCAGGCTCAAGCCGATAAAAAATATCAAGCAGAACAGAAAAAACTAAATGAGAAAGCTGCTAAGATTGAATCTGATATTCAAGCGAAGAGATTTGCTTCTAAATCTGGAAAGTATCAAAAACAATTTTCTGGCTATGTTGATAATAATAGCAAAGAATACAATGCCTTTGGTAGTGATGTTCTTGACTATGAAAAACAACGCAAAGAAGTCAATAGAATATATGGGAACTTTAAAAAGAATCGAACTATAAAAAATCGTGATCTTTTAATTGATGCTCATTCAAAACTTGAGCAGTATGATAAAAATGCTACAAATAGTCTATCTTTATTAAACTCTTCCCCTAATAAAGTATTGAAGAGCGATATAGAGAAACAAGCTAAAAAACAAGCCAAGCAAGAGGAACAATATAGTAATTGGTTTAATCAAGCTCTTTTAAAAGAACAAGAGAAAAAAGATTCTTATGTACAAAATGTTTCTAGGAATCTTGTGAATAAATCATATGATGCTAATTTAGCGGCGCAGCAGAATAAATTAAATAGTTATTACACAGGTACTCAAGAATATAAAAATGCAAGTAAATCTTTTAAGGAATATGAAAAGAATGTACAAGATTTACAAAAATTACATGCTCAGTATCAAGCAAAGCCTACTACCGCTAATCAGGGTGCAATCATTCAACAGAATGAGAAAGTAATTCAATCATATGAAAAACTAAATAATGAGATGAAAATTCTCAACTCAACTCAAACAAAAGCGCTGAATCCTGGAGAGGGTACGATTCAAGCAAATAAGATCAGAACTTATTTAGAGAATAATACAAAAGCTGCAAAGGATTATGGCGCTGCCTTAGAAGAGATTGCAAAGAAGTCTGAATCTGCAACAACCAAAGGTGAATTGCAAGGAGCAAATCAAGACTTTAAGAAAATACAGTCTGAAATTTCTGCAAAAGGACTTACTGGAAATTCAATGTTTTCAGAAGTTAAGCGTGGATTTAGTCAGATTTCTCAGTTTGTAGGAACATATGGTATCTTGCAATCTGGTATGAACAAAGCACAGGAAATGGTGCAAAACACATACGATGTAGATAGTGCCATGACTCAGCTTCAGATGGCTACTGGTGTATCAAATGACAAAGCCAAAGATTTGATGAAAACATATTCAAATATGGGGCATCAATTAAAGGCTACTGGTACAGATGTTGCTGCTTCTTCTACTGAGTGGATGAAACAGGGGCAAAGTGTTGAAAAGTCTAATAAGCTTGCCGAAAGTTCTATTAAACTGAGCAAGGTTGGTGATTTAACATCTGAAAATGCTACAAAATATTTAACTTCTGCGAGAAAGGGTTATGGCATTACGAGTGCAGAAGATACCTTGAAAATCGTAGATAAAATGTCTTCTGTAGATATGGCTTCCGCTACTGATGTTGGAGGTTTGGCAGAAGGTATGTCCGAAGTTGCAACGAATGCAAATTTAGCGGGTAAAATAGATGCCCGACCATATGGCGACATATGGGCTATTTTTATAAATAGTAGTTATTACCCAAATCGGTTAAAACCTGACTGGGCTATCGTAGCCTAAAAGATAAGACCGAGATAACTTAATAATAAATATTGAACACGGCAATGTCGTGTTATTTTTATGCCTATTTCTAAGTATTGTAACGACTGTTCGGGTAGCTGTCTCTCTGAGACAAATATACAGTCTGAACTATATAGAAATATATAGAAAAATGGTCAGTAGTAACCAGACTACTTAAAGAAGAACCATTTTCGCCACATTGTACCTTTGATGTGGTCTGTAGCGTAGAGCAAACGTGAAAGTAACAGCTTGGTCAGCATGGACAAATTGCTCGGTTATTTAGCAACTATCGGTGAAACAACTCAGGAAGGTATGAGTTCAGTCGGAACTGGTTTGAACGCCATTTTCTCCCGTATGGGAAATATCAAACTAGCACGACTTAAAGATTATCAAAATAATGGCGAAGACCTAGACATTTGGGGCGCAGTGGCATAATACATAAACCACTGTGGCAATTCTTTCTTATGATCATATGAATTTTCATATGTGCTTAAAAGCCGAGGGAACGGTCAATAAGGAGGAAGGATATATTTATATCCGCCTTGAACGACTGAGCGAAAGAAGGTCATTTCGATGACTATGCGACAGTCTGAACACACTTCTATATTTCCCATAATTCCTTAAGAAGTGGAGTTGCGGTCAAGTGTAAAGACACTTTTGGAAGTACCGCAACCGCTTCTATGTAATGAGCTTCTTCTTATTATATAGAAGTCATATTGTCTCATTCTACAGGACAAAGTAACAGCTTGGAGTGATGTAGAAACAGTCTTAAAAGGTGAAGGAATTAACCTAAGAGACAAACAAGATACATTTAGAAATTTCGGTGATGTGCTTGATGAAGTAGCTGGTAAATGGACTAACTACAGTGATGTATCAAAACGTGCGATTGCCAAAGCTCTCGCTGGCACAAACCACATGGAAGAGGTACTTGTATTATTAAATAATTACAGTAAAGCTCAAGAATACGAGAAAGTATCCGAAAATTCTGCTGGATCTACAGATAAAAAGTATGAAGTTTATAAGAATAGTTTGGAAGGACAAACAGAAGATCTTAAAAACTCATTCCAATCTATCTCAACAACATTTGCTGATAAAAACCTTCTTGGTGGAGGAATTACTTTATTATCAAATGTTCTTAATGTAGTTAATAAATTAGTAAGTAGTTTTGGATTATTGCAAACTGCTGCCGCTGGCTTTGCTGGCATTAAACTTTTTAAAAACCTAGGTTGACCCTATCTCAAAATCATTAGGGTGACAGTGAGCCTACTATATATAAGGAAGAAACAGAAATGGTGTTTTGGACAAATATATAGGATACGGGGTTTTAAAATACACGTATCAGGAGTAATTGCTGGAACGAAAAAGAATATCGAAACTGAAACGGAATTGGTAACAATAGACGGAATAGTTTAAGAATTTGATATTCATATCGTATTATACGATTGTATCTAATCAGCCGCACACATTCTTACCGTATAGGAAGATATCGGTAAACTGCCATATAAGAAACGTGCTTCGGGATAAAGTACAGTAGCTAAGATATTTTAATAAGAATGGATGTTCAGAGACTACCGATCCTGACAGATAATGGCGACCTTATGATCATTGTCTGGTAATGTATAGCCCAAAAGTGTAAATTAATGTCGATGTTTTACCTGCTATCATCGTTTGCGTACAGAGAGATTGTATCTCTAAGCAGGGAACTTAAAATTCAAATTTTATGTAAAAAACGACCATCAAAAAGTCCTTATTTTATAAGGTTTTTTGAAGATTGGCATTTTTATAAATTGTACTTCTATTAGTACATATGAATCGAAGTTATTTTTAACTTGGTATAAATATTGTGGAATAGCTTAATATATTAGTATAAAACAAAAAGGCACCCACTCGGATGCCCTTTTGTATTCCTGTTTTATTTAATGTTTTGTAATTAAGCTACCACCCTTAATTACGGTTTGTTGGTACAAATGCTTTTTGTATCATTTCTTATTACATCTGTATTATAGAATATTTTCTAATAAAATGCAAGTATTTCTAATATGTAGCCCAATCATACAATGATACTTTTTACTTGAACGGTTATCTTTTGTGGTAGATAGATAATACGATATTTTTACACATTAAAATACTTTTTTGCATTGTTAATTCAAGTCTTATCTAAATATTGCAAGCAATAACTGAATAATCAAACTTGCAATATTGAGTGTTTTAAACACACTCTGCCAGTCAATATTCTGTAATAAGTGAATGACGCTTTGGAGCATTTGTCACCTCCGTTCCGCATCTGCCGTAAGGCACTGAATGGCGTGCAAATCATAAAACATGATCATTCAGCAACAAAATTATATCATACACTGGAATAAATATCCATAACAAAAAAACAGTCTATCAGAAACCACTTACGGCAACTAATAGACTGTAAATCCTTTGGAAATGCAATGACGAACTTGGAAGATAACTCGTTGCATTTCTTGTAAACTTAACCGTATAACTTGACGATAAATAAGTTATATGGGATATTTTTATATTAATACAGAGATATTATTTTGTCAATAATTTGTTGTAATAAGCTGATTTATTGCGTAAATAGAATTAATAAATACTATTCTATTGATTTCCTACTATTTTTCTACTATAATGTATATAGAAATTAATAATTTATAGGCATCAAAAGATAGAAAAAGGAGGGATTAATATGAAAGAAGGTTATAAAAAACTAGATAGGAATATATTGCAAAATAAAAAACGTCGTATTATATCTAGTAATGAAGCACTGAAAGATATTGTTCCTATCAAATGGTCTGACGATGTAATTAACGGAAGAAAAAAAGTAACAATAGGTAGGTAAGTATTATAATGTGCTGTGTTGGAGATATTATTTTAGTAGACAAGTATAAACATAATGGAAAGCAAATAAACAAACATTCTTTTGTTGTTGTAGACGACGATGGCGGAGAAATTCAAGGATATTCTTATGATTTGATTTGTAACGTATTATCGTCCTTTAAAAACGAAGACCATAAAAAACATAAGTTATCATATCCTGGTAATTTCCCAATATCACATGATGATACTGAAACAAATCCGCATAATGACAAAGATGGATATGTTAAAGCCGAACAGTTATATTATTTTGATAAGAATAAAATTTCATATAAAGTAATTGGACAAATGAATCAAGATGTATTCAATGAATTTATGGAATTTTTCAATTTGCTCGATGTTGATATTTTGGAAATTATAGAGAATCTTGAGTAATTACATATAAATAAAAAGAGAGTGTTGTTTTGCACTCTCTTTTATTATGTACAAAATTATTTAGGTGTCGCTCCACTTGCTAGTGCTTCTATTGCTATTTTACTCGCAACATTGGCAATAATCGAAAATGATGTACTTGTAAGATGCTCTCCAACAAATTTCTTGGCTTTCTTCCAGACTGTGTCATCTTTAATATTGTCCAAAAATTCGTGACCTCTCGGAGACAATGCTTCAATATTGCAGTCAGCCATATGAAAAATTGTTCCACGTTCTCTATGTGTGCCAATAATCATGTTATCTAGGAATAACTGCACAACTGTATATGTGATTGTATCTTCGTCATATTTAGAAGATAACTCTGGAGCATCATACAATTCATTATCTGTAA